GCCTTATCCGCCTCGATCCGACGTTGCTTCTCCGCTGCATCGCGTTGTGTCGCCTGATGCTTCGTGAAAAGTTCGTCGTTCAAGCGGAGCGCCTTCGAATAGGCGCTATCAAGATCCGTAGCCATGCCCGCTTGTAGCAGGCGCTGCATCTCCGGTCCCAATTGATCTACATACGGATGCGATGACCTGAAGTTTTCGACTTCGGCCACCGCAGCCGCCTGAATCTGTGCGTGTTGCTGGTTCTGGTACTGCGACATCTGGTTTTCCAGATCGCGTGCGCGCTGTTGCGCTGCCATCACGTTCGGATCGATGTGATGTTGCATGTGCTGCGGCAATGCCGCGCTTTGCTGCAACATCTGCTGGAGCGGGATGCCGACTGCATGAGCCACATTCACCAGCGTTTGAATCTTCGTCGCCTCGTCGCCGGTCGCAAGCAACTTGCGGGTGTAGAGCAGATCGCGGACAACCACTTCCGGTTGGACGCCCTGATGGCGAAGTTCGTCGAGATGCGGCTGGATTGATTGAACGATCGGCTCGACCTTCGCGCGGTAGTCATCGAATCCGCGCTGGCTTTCCTGCTCGCGCTGGTGGATGTACTTCGCGACTTCGGGATCAAGCTTGTCCCAATGGGCGCGCTGATCGGCCTTCCATGACTTCGGCGGCTCGGGGCGCTCTGTTGCTACCGGCTGCGCCTCGACGCCTGCTACAGCATCCGCAGACGGCGCGACAGGTGCTTTCGGAGCGAAGCGGCCCGATTCATCACGCGACCGGCCTTCGTTCTCTACCGGCTCGGCGCTGATGTTCTCGACGCTCGGCGCATCGACTACAACCTCATGCACCGGATCGGCCGGCGCGTCGGTTACCGATTGGTCGATCGCTTCCAGCGCTTCTGCTAAATCTTCTCTGCGGGTTCCCATGGTTTCTCCGTGGCTTATTTAAGCGCGTTGACTTGGTCGATGATCTTTTGCTTACGCGCTTTCTTCGACTCGGGCGTAAGGTCGATCTTTTCTTTTGGCTTCAGGTACTTCGTTTCATTGCCAATCTCGATGCAGTTGTGCGCCTTCAGGTGTGCGCGATGATGCGATCGGGAAGAGATCATTTCACCGGTAATCATCGAGCGATATGGCGACATGTCGGCCGCCACGAAGGGAGCGCTGACGACGCGCTGCACCTCCCCGCCGCATTCGTTGCACTCGGGAATATCCTTGTCGCGCTCGGCAACAGAGCGATACACGGCATCGTCCCTGCCGCAGGACTGGCATTTCGTTGCGTAGAGAGGCATGGGTTATTCGCCGGATTCGGCTGTACGCGCCGCGCTGATCTGCGCTGCGTCGAGAGTGGTTTCAGCGGAGATTTCCGCGACTTCGATGGCGCGGGCGTTGTTCAGGTGAGCAATCAGCACTTGCATCTGCGCCTGCATCTCGGATTTCTGCGCGTCCATCATCATGCGCATCTGCTCCAAACGCTGCTCTTGCTCGGCCTTCATCTGGTCCCGATGCATTTCAAGCACTTGCTCTTGCGTCGCCTGGCGCGCTTGGGCTTCCTGCTCGGCATTGGCCGTCTGTTGCGCGAGATGCGCTTTCAGCATTTCAAGTTGGCCTTGCTGCTGCATCTTGGCCTGCTCAATCTGATTGCGCCCCTGCTCCATCTGCATGTCGATCTGCGCACCGGCCTGCTTCTCTTGGATGCGCGCTTGCGACTCAGCCTGAACCTTCTGGATTTCGATCGGAGGCGGCTTGGGCTGTCCGGCCTGCGCCTGAAGCTGCTTCGTCAGCGTCTCCGCGGCGTTGTCGATCATCCCTTCCAGCGTCTTGCCGGCCTTGAACGCTGACACGCCGAACTTGAGGATTTCGACCAGCACGGGTGCCAATTCAGGCGTCGCCTGCGCGGCCGGGACGGCTTGCTGAAGGAACTTGCTGACCATCTCGACGAACTCGATACGGTCCTGCTTCTGCGCGTCCTCGTCGATCTGCACCAGAGAGTCAGCGTCGACCTCGATCCGGAACGAGCGCAGCACCTTGTTGCGCAGCATCTGGAGCGCTTGCGGCACGAGTTGCTGATCTTCGGGCAGCAACTGTCCGGCGGACGCCATCTGAAGGATCGTCTGATCGCTGAACTTGCCGCAAATGACCTGTGCTTTGAGGCGCAACAGTTCAGTCGCGTAGATCGCAACGTCTTCCTGAGTCGTGCGCAGCCGTACCGCGCCGAAACGTGCCTTGATACCCTGAGCCGTCGCCGTCTCTGCCGCGTCAGTCTCGCCGCGCATGATGTCGGCAATACCGGTCAGCGCGTAAATCTGTTGGACGACGTTCTCGCGCGCCTCGAATGCGATCTGCAATGCCTGTGCGATCGGCCCAAGGTCAATGATGTCGACAGCGCCTTTCAATCCGCCCTTCTCAGCGAACGCTGCAAAGCTCTTGACCGGGATTAGGTCGTTGTTTCCCGTTTCCGTGAACAGCCGCTGCAATTCCTTGAACTCGGCGTTGTACACGCCGCGCACCTTGAGCGCCTTAATCAGCCCGTCGATGCGATCGCTGATGACATCGAGCTCGTTCGCCTGGTCCTGATACTGGATGAAGTCAGGGACCGGAACGAGCGTATCGCTGGTCGTCGTGCCGAGCAGCGGCTTCGGGCATGGGAAGAAGCCTTCGAGGCCGAGCGGATCGTCCTTCTCGTCAAGCAACTGCCCCACGGACTTCGACAGCCAGACGGCCTTCTGCGTCTCTATGTCCCAAATCTCATAGACGCATGCCTGCTTGTTCATCTGCTCTTGGCCGGTCGCCATCTTCGACTCGCCATAGCCCTCTGCGCCCGGCGTCGCATCGAGAGGCACACGCATGGCCGTTTCTTCGCCGAAGCGCTCGCAGAGCTTCGAATAGGAAAGGTAGACGCGACGCCATACGCATGTAACCTCTTCCCATGTCCGTGCGACCGAATGGCCGAAATCCTTCCAATGCACATAGTCGACCGGCGATGTCTCGTCGTCAATCTGCTCAAGTGGCTGATCGTCTGTGATCTGTTCCGCGCCGGCGCCCTCGATCACCGCATCGTCATCGCCGTATTCGTCCTCGGACAGCGGCTCCTGCACGCTCGTGACCGGCGCATATCTCACCCATGCCACGCCACGCCCGCACAGGAATCGATCCTGGACGCTGTTCTTCATCGCCTCCCGGTAATCCGGGTAATGGCGCACTTCAAATTCCAGCGCTCTTTCAAGTAAGAGTGAAGCTACACGCCCGACAGGGTCGCTATCTCTGAAACGACGGGATACGTCGGGCTGCGGTAGGCGACTGAAGGTTGCTGGAACCAGTGTCTGTACATTGGCCCATAGGATGTTGAAGCGTGCGGACTCGCTGCCACAGGTGTATTCCTTCGCGTCGTCGCGGTAGCGCTTCGTGATCTTTGTCGAGCGGTCCGTCCACTTGTTGAACGTCTTATCGTAGGCCGTGATATAGCCTAGGTAGCGCTCTACTTCGGGCGAACGCGTTGGTTGTGCCATTATTTCACCAGGCTAGAGCTTGACCACGGGGCATTCTGTTGGCCAATCTGGATATTCAATCCGAGAGACGGGCCGTAGACATTCGCGCCGCTGTGGAATAGGCGAAGCGTTCCGTCGCCTACATCGACCACGAATGAATCGAAGACCTGCAAGTTTTCCCACGCATAGGCGCCCGGCACTCCAGCAGCAATGCGGAACGCCCACGTCAGGCCGCCATCCAGTGAAATCCCCTGTCCGATGAACCGGCCAATAGGCGGATTGCCTGTCTGCGTTTGCGGAACGTAGTCGAATGAGATCAGGTATTGCTGGCCTTCTTTCCCGGGCGGCACGTAGACCGATGGTTCACCAGCCGAGTCATTGCGGAACAGCCCGACAGGCGGCAGAACAGCAGGGATGGTCCCTGTCTGATCGACCCACGTCGCGCCCAAGTCGCTTGACGTGAGCAAGCCGAACCGTTTCACGCCATCGCCGCCGAGGCCAGCGCACCACATTTCAATGACCGTGCTCCCCTGACGAACACGCAGCATCGGATCGAAAACGCCCTGATTGCGCCAGAAGTTATTCGAAGCCGGCACAGTCGCGCTGCAGATCAGACCGACTCGCGTCCACGTGTGCAAGTCTGTGCTCGTCGCCCACCGGATTGTCGTGCCGTTATCAGAGACGTACGCCTGATATGTCGTGCCGGCGATCTGAACCGCGCCACCATTGAATGAGAAGAATCCGTCTGTCCCGTTCGCAAGCATTACCGGATTCGAAACGTCAGCTGTCCAGGGCCCATCAATGGTCGTCGATGTCCACAACCCGAGGTTCAGGATGTTTGAATTTGCTGCATTCCCATTCGTCACATGCGCGGCCGCCGTATAACCAGACAGCAGCATGGCCCATCGATTGTTCACGGCATCGAAGAACGGCTCGGGATTGGCGATGTCCGTTGCGTCCCATGTGCCGGCCGAACCCTTGGCAATAACCGGAGCGCCAGCATTTGCCGCGAGCGCCGTAAAGACGGGCCAGTTGTAATTGAGTCCTACCAGCGACTGAACCTTTATCGGGCCCCACGTTGCGTTGCCGCCAGATGGTCCATTGACGCCCATGTAAATACCGCACTTGGTCGCTGTCTGGAATAGCGTCGACACGATCGACGAAATCTGGACGCCATTTACCCAAATCGTGATGTTTTGGCCAACGCAATCCACGCGAACAGCCGTGATGGCGTTATTAATTACAGTTGCGTCCGCGATGTACGCCTGATCGAACTGCGTGCCGCCCTGCTTGTTGTAGAGCGTGACGCGGTTATAGCGCGGATCAACCTGGATACCCCAGTTATTGCCCGCGTCCACGTAACGGAACATCATGACTGCGATCACGCACAGATTGCCATCCGGCGTGAACGATGACATCGGACACGTGATGGTGAAATCCGACACGCCAGCATCGAAGACGTTGGCATTGGCGTTCACTTGAATAGCCGCCTGAGCCTTTCCGCTGCCGTTCAGCGTGAAAGCGCCAGCCGCGTTCGTGGTCCATGTCTTGTTGCCGATGTTCGTCGGTCGTGATTCGACAAACGTGCCGGCCGTCCCAATGAAATCGTCTTCGGCAAAGATTGACGCACCGCCGCCGAGACTAGGCGCCCACGCATTGTTTCCGAGACAGTAGAAGTCGCCCGTCTGTCCGCCTGCAAGCGATGCAGATGCAGCCGCATTGAGGAAACTACCGCCAATCGGCGGATATACCAGCATCGGCGTCGACGAAGCATTGACGATGACGTATATGTCGCCGGCGACTGCGGTCATGCTGACCATGTTTTGCGCCGGCAGCCGAACACCAGACGACGCAGGCACGTTCGAGAACACGCTGAAGTCGTTGCTGATCAGGGTTGCGTTAGCTTGGGTCGTGCCGGCAGCCGTGAGGTTGAGCGCGGGAAGGCCTGCGGTCGTGTTCTGTGCCTGAGCGCCGGGTACGCCCGACCCCATCAGCTTCGCAAGGGTAGTCATCAGCCGACGATCGCTGTTGCGCTGATCGTGCCGCCGACCACGATGTAATGGCCTTGGCCTGCGGCGAGGTGCATCGGCGTGAAGCCAACCGGCAATAGCACTGTGTCAATCAGCTTCGTGGCCGTCGACGTGGCATTGCTGTCGTAGACAGCCACCGTGCCGGATGTCGTGCTCGAGACGAAGATGCCAATCAACGTCTGACCGGGGATTGCGTTGACATTCTTACTCGCGCTGAACAGAACGCCGCCGCCGCTAATGCTCGATGCCATTACAGCCTCCGATGATTCGATACTTGCCGCATGTGATCTTCCCAAACGTCGTTTAGCGTCTCGCTGGCGTCGAAATTGGCCCAGTCAGGCTCATGCTTGGGTGCGATGTATTCCGCCTCGCTCATCACCTGCGCGCCATATGCGAACGCGTCAGATGGATGCGAGGCCCAGTTGTGCAGCGGTTCTTTCGAAAACACGCCCGTGTCGTCATTCCACTCGTATTCCCACGCGCCAAGGCCATCTAGCCCGGCTTCACATGCGGTACGGTTGAATGCACATTTCGGGATGACCGCGCGAGCTGCGCTGATCTGGTCAAGTTTCTTGGTCTGCGGCACGACATCGACCTTGCCGCCGCCAAACGCCGCTAGAAACCGCTCCATGCTCGTGTGCTTGCTTTGGAACGTCTTGGCCCGCGCATCGTGCGGCAGCCATATCTTTCCGAGCTTGGCGCCCATGTCGGTGATGCTCTGCTGAATGCGTGGAATCCAGTCCTCAGCATCCAGCCCTGAATCACCTTCGTATTTGACGAGGTTGAATCCACCCGGCAGGCGCTGCCAGTACCACCATGAGGCCGTATCGCGGAACCCCAAGTCGCTGCTGATCTCAATCGGCGCGCCCAATGGGTCGTATTCAATCTCTTCGCTGATCCGGCCTTCGCGCTCTGCGGCGCTGACCCACTTACCAAGGATCGACCCGGCGATGTTGCCGTATGCGCCTTCCCAGATATGGTCGTACTCTTCTTCCGGCAGGTTCGCTAAGTCACGCTGACGAGCACGCTGCAACACGGAAGGAAAGCGCGGATTGTCACGCCAGTTCAGTTCGATGATCTTGAACAGCGGGTCTTTCACGCGCCTGAAGCGCAGATCGGTCGGACTACCCTTGCGCCTTGGGTTCCACGTCACCCACAGTTCGCTAACCTCTTCGCGCAGGGTCGGGATCAGCGTCGACCATGCCATGTTGGTGACTGGCTCGGCCTCGTCCACCCAACACAACAGAATGCGCGCCTTCGACTTCACACTGTCGATGCTGCGATCTAGCCCGGCGAACTTGTATGAGATGCGCCCGTCTTTCGTGCGGATGTACTTCTCGCCGATCTCGAAGAACGCTTCTAGCCACGGCTCAGACCGAATCGCCGCCTTCACTTCCTCTAGCGACGAGTCATCTAGCGAGTTCATGAACTGCCGAGCGCAGAGGATGATCCCCTCGCGGCCTTCCATCGCCCACATATAGGCGCGAACGGCGCTCATCTTGGCGAAGGATCGCGTCTTACCTGATCCCCGGCCGCCGTATGCCCCGCGTATGTCCGCCCTGCCACTGAAGACAGGGATTAGCTTAGGAGGAAGCTGAATCCTGGCTGTTGTCACTCAGCGGCTCCAGGATGATCCGTTGCACGACTGTGAGTGGATTTTGCTCATCGCCCGCGACCTGGAGAGGAAGCATCTTCCCCCAAAGCTGGTAGAAAGCGGTCGGATTCTCTCCAGCCCATACTTTCAGGCTCTCGACACCGCCGATTCCATCGAATGCCTCTGCGAGCGCTTCCTTTACAGCCACGGTCGACTTGTTCAGCGAGCCTTTAGGCCGTCCCTTGCCTGCGTTGGGCGGCTTCCGGCCTGTAACTTTTCCTTCTTTACTGGTTTCCATCGCTTTTCACATACTTCTGCGCCAGCGTCTCAGCCTGTTGGAGCAGATCGTCGAGCGACGAGTATTCCCCGTGCGCTTTGATCTGCTCGATAGCCCATTCGCGGGCTTCTGCTGAGATGGTCATGATCAGCCGCCGACGCTCGGCGCCCAGACGTTGCCGCCCAGGCAATAGAAGTCGCCTGTCTTGCCGCCAGCGAGAGAAGCTGAGGCTGCGGCGTTGACAAAGCTGCCACCGGTCGGGGGATAAACGAGCATTGCTGTTGCGGAAGCGTTGACGACGACATAGATGTCACCGGCAAGCCCGCACATCGACGATGCATTCGCCACGGGAAGGCGCGCGCCAGACGAAGCGGGGACGGTCGAGAAGACACTGAAGTCGCTGGTAATCGCTGTTGCGTTCGCCTGCGTGGTGCCTGCGGCGGTCAATCCCGATGCGGGAACGCCGGCGGTAGTTGCCTGTGCTTGGGCTGCCGGCACTCCGGAACCCATGAGCTTCGCGATGGTTGTCAATTTATTCTCCTAAGCTGCGCGCACGGCGCTTTCAACTACATAAGGTCTGAATAGCTCGCCGTCGTGCTCCGCGAG